CTCGGCCTCTACTGCGAATACACCATCGCAGAACTCAAAACCTTTGTCCGAGAAGACAACGGCAAAACCCATGGCTCCCCACACGACGACCGAGTCATGTCCCTGGCTATCGCTAACCAGATGCTGAAACATGTCTGGTCGCCCGAATACCGGCAGGAGACCGCCCCTAGAAAGAACTCATTGGGCTGGTGGGAACGCCACCTTTTTAAGGAAAACAAGCCCGAACGCAACCCACTCGGCAGTTTCAACGTATCAGAGTAACGAAAACGCTGCTTTACATGGAAACAATCACCCTAAACTGCCAAAAGTGCGGGCGGGAATGGTCTACTGACGTCATTCCACCCCGAGGCGAGATTTGCTTCAAATGCCATATCAAAACCGTCAACCTCGGTTTCACCTATGGCAAAGAAGACTTCCACGGCCCCACTATCCGTGAACGCCAGGACAAGATTGTTTCGGACGCCCAAATCAACGGCTACAACCCCGAGCCCATCACCAACTGGATGTAACACTATGGATGCAGCAACCGCGACCGTCACCATCATCGTAGCCCTAATCGGTGGGCCGGTAGTAGTGGTACTGCAAAAACTTCGCAAAGAAAACAGCGAACAGCACGCCGAAAACGGCATCCTGCTCCGCCACATCGGACGCAAACTAGACCGAGTCGCAACCACGCTCGACCAGCACATCGGCTGGCACGAGGGAAAGGCCCAGAATGGCCCGCAAGAGTAACCGCGATATCCTCACCGGATACCGCAACCGCATCGAACAGTCCGTTCGCTGGCGCAAAGAAGAACAATACGACGACTTGTGGCGCCGCATGATTGACATGTACCGTGGCAAGCACTACCACAGCTACAGCGAAGAAGACCGCCTCCTCGTCAACCTGGCATTTGCCACCATCAACGTCATCTGGCCAGGCGTCTCCGTCAACAACCCAAAGGTTGTTGTAACCGCCCGCAAGGCAGACAACGCAGCCCAAGCCGTATTCGCAGAAGCCATCGTCAACTACTGGTGGCAGCGATACGACTGCCAGAACCATTTCCGAACCGCCGTTAAAGACTACCTGATTATGGGCCACGGCTGGCTCAAGACCGGCTACCGCTTCGTAGAAAAAGACCGCACCGAATACGAAGACTCCGACGACCTTGCCGACAAAAGTGCTGAGTCATACACGGAAACCGAAATCATCATTACTGAAGACCGTCCCTACGTTGAGCGCATCTCCCCATTTGACATGTTCATTGACCCGGACGCAACCAGCATTGACAACATGCGTTGGATTGCCCAACGCATCCGCCGCCCCTTGAACGCCGTCAAAAGCGACAAACGGTACAACGCCCAAGCCCGTGCACAAGCAGCCCCCTCCCACTATTCCAAGTGGGCTGGCGACGAACACAAGCGCCCCCGCCGAAGCAGCAACCCCGAAGACGCCTACGTAGAAATCTGGGAATTCTACGACCTAGACAAAAAGAAGATGAGCGTCTTCTGCGACGGTTCCGACCAATTCCTGGTCTCCCCAATGGACATCCCATTCAGCTTTGGACACCCCTACGTGTTCATCGCCAACTATACGGTCCCTGAACACTTCTACCCTATCGGCGACCTGGAAGCCATTGAGCCACTCCAAATGGAGTTGAACGAGACTCGCACCCAAATCATGAACCACCGCAAGCGGTTCTCCCGCAAGTGGCTGTACAAAGAGTCCGCATTTGACGCCGAAGGCCGCAACGCCCTAGAGTCAGACGAAGACAACGTCCTGGTACCTGTGGTATCCGAAGAGCCGCTCGGGTCAATTATTGCCCCCATGCCGGCAATCGTAAACCCACCAGAACTTTACAATCTGAGCGACCTTATCTCAGGCGACATCAACCGAGTCTCCGGCGTTACCGAATACCAGCGTGGCTCAGTGTCCGAAATCCGGCGTACGGCAACTGAAGCCGGCATTATGGCCGACGCGGCCAACGCCCGCGTCAGCGACAAGTTGGCCCGCGTTGAACAGTCAATCGGCGAAATCGGACGACGACTCATCGCCCTCGCACAGCAGTACCTCACCGGAGAACACTCCGTCCGAATCCTTGGTACCGCCCAACAGCAGGCGTGGCTCACTTTTGACAAAGACTACATTACCGGAGACTTTGACTTTACCGTTGAAGGCGGCTCAACCCAGCCCCTCAACGAGTCATTCCGTCGGCAGACCGCACTACAACTTGTAGACGCAATGGCACCCTTTGTCCAAATGGGCGTCGTAGACCCACAACGCCTCGTCTCCTACATCCTCCAGTACGGGTTTGGCATTAAAGACCCGACTATGTTCGTTGCTGCCCCCCCACCCCCTGAGGCGCCTCCGGGTCCACCCAGCCCGCCAGACTCACTTATGGCGGCACCCTCACCCGTCGAGGCACCACAGGGCGGTGGGGGACTTCCCCCAGACCTACCGCCAGAACTACTGGCAATGCTGATGCAGGGCGGCGCACCACCGACGGGTGGAGCGCCCATGCCCCCAGGGATGCCCATGATGCCCCCTGGCATGCCGATGATGCCCCCAGGTATGTAACGATAAGACTCATCTATTAGAGCAACCCGTGGAGGACTCGACGCGATGAGCGAAACACATAACAGCCAGCAGACGCCGACTGACGCAATTCCCACAGACGAGGGAACACAGCAGCAGGTAGCCGAAGCGGTTGACAACCTCACACAAGAGGAAATCGACCTACTTCCAGTAGACGAGGTCGGAGACAAATATGTTTCCGTCACCGTAAACGGCGAAGAGTTGAAAGTCCCCCTGCGTGAGGCGCTTGCTGGATATCAGCGCCAAGCGGATTATACCCGCAAGACGCAGGAAATCAGCGAGCAGCGACGCCAGATTCAGTTCGCCAGTGCCATTCAGGAAGCATTGCAAAATGACCCGAAAGGCACACTGGAACTGCTTAGCAGGCACTACGGCATCGCACAGGAGGCGGAGCAAGACGACCCCCTTCTGGACGACCCGCAGGCGAAGCAGTTCCGTGAGCTTGAACAGCGCGTACGTTCTTTTGAAGAGCAAAAGGCGTACGAGCAGTTGGAGCGCACGATTCAGACGTTGCAAAACAGGTACGGCGACGATTTCAACTCAGAAGAAGTTGTAGCTAAAGCCCTGGCACTTGGTTCGTCAGACCTAGAAGCCGTCTACAAGCAGATGTCTTTTGACAAGGTTTGGCAGGAAGCACAGGCAGTTCGTGAGGCCCGCACAAAGCGGCAAGCCTCCGAGCAGCAGACTGTGGTAGCCAAGCGTACAGCGGCGGTAGCCGACAACGGAGGCTCAGCCGCAAGCGCCAACGTATCTGCAGCACCCATTACGTCACTACGTGACGCCTATGAAGCCGCAAAACGGCAAATGGGCGTCTAACACTAACCACGAGGTATCAAAATGTCTAACCCCAATTTTGACCAGCTTCTTACAACGACGCTGGCAAACTATCGGGCCCAGCTCACGGACAACGTGTTCACGGCCCGCCCCCTGACCTACTTCCTTATGGATAAGGGTCGCATCCGCATGCTCAACGGCGGAACCAAGATTGTGGAGCCGCTCATCTACGGGCAGAACTCCACCGTTGGTTCCTACAGTGGCTACGACAGCATTGCGCTGACGCCGCAGGACGGCCTTACCGCTGCCGAGTATGACTGGAAGCAGTACGTTGCATCCATCAGCATCTCGGGTATCGAGGAAGCCAAGAACAACGGCGAGCAGGAAATCATCAACCTCCTTGAGTCCAAGATTATGCAGGCCGAGGAGTCGATGCGAGAGGGTTTCAACCAGATGTTCTTCTCCAACGGCACCGGCAACGGTGGCAAGGACTGGAACGGACTGGGGAACCTTGTTGAGGCTTCCGGCACCGTCGGTGGCATCGACAGGTCGACGTCCACCTGGTGGCGTTCGTACGAGGAGAACACCTCCACGGCACTCACGCTTGCCCAGATGACCCTGGCCTACAACACCGTGTCGGTTGGCAATGACCACCCCGACATGATTCTTACGACCGAGACCCTGTTCTCCAAGTACGAGTCGCTTCTCCAGCCGCAGCTCCGTTACACGGACACGCGGACGGCAGACGCCGGCTTCCAGAACCTGCTCTTCAAGGCTGCGCCCATCGTTTACGATGTGCACTGCCCCGCCGGAGTTATGTTCTTCCTGAACAGCAAGTACCTTACGCTTGTCGGTCACAGCGACAAGTGGTTTGCTCAGACCAGCTTTGTTTCGCCTGAGGACGTGGATGCGCGTTATGCGCTCATCATGTGCTACGGTAACCTTACCTGCCGCAACTCTGCGAAGCAGGGCAAGCTGACGGCGAAGACCGCCTAGTAGCAAACAAATAGTTGGGGGCGGGCACCTTCGGGTGCTCGCCCCCCTTCATTCCACACAAATAAGACAGGAGAATATGATGCCTTTGAAGGGTAACGACACGGCGGGTGGAGTCACTCGCAAGCGTATTGAAGATTACATTACGTCTCACGAGAAGGTGGCAGTTGTCGCCGAGACGGATGCTGCACAGACGTTGACGGCTGCAGAACTGCTTGAGAGCAAGCTGTTTACCTGCACGCCGACTGCGGCGCGTACGTTCACCACGTCGACGGCAGCACTGCTGCTGGCGGCGCTGACCGATGAGGTTGCAGGTACGTCGTTTGAGTTTACGATTGTGAACCTTGCTGCCGCCACGCATGCGATTACGCTTGCCGGTGGTACGGATGTGACCATCGTTGGTGCGGCGGGGGTGCCTGCCGCTACGTCCGGTACGTTTGTTGGCGTTGTCCAGTCGGACAGCACCATCAAGGTCTACCGCAAGTAGGACTGTTGTGGAGGGGGCCGGGCAACCGGCCCCCACACCACAGGTGCATTATGCCTTACAAATACAAGAATCTTAGTTCACATGCCGACATGATGAAGAAGAAGGTTGGCAAGGTTGTTTCATCCAAGTATCCGCCGAAGTCGGTGACTGGCAAGTCTCAGAACTCGGCTCTCCCCCCGGTTAAGGAGTAGTCATGGCAGCGAAGAAGGATGCAGGGGCGATTGCTCGCAAGCGTAAGTTTGTGCAGCAGCGTGCCAAGGAGCTTGAGGCACAGGGCAAGACTGTTGACCGCGCCAAGCTTCGTCGCAAGTGGGAGACCGGCATGGTTGAGCGCGACGAGTTTTACCTTCCGGGGGAGCGTGCCCGTCTGCGCGGAGGCAAGAAGAAGGCTGCTCCTGGCAAGAAGCAGGGGCCTCCTGTTGACCGTATGCCTGAGAAGAAGGCACCGAAGCAGGGTATGCCTGCCGACCGTATGCCGCAGGGTGGTCCGCAGCGTATGAAGCCGGCAGACCGTTATCCCGGTCGTCGTCCTGGTACGAGTGTGACTTCGAACATGGAGACTCCGAAGCCTGGTGGCCCTAGGGCTACTAAGCCGAAGCAGGGGCCAAGTGGTTTGGGGATTGGACAGCCTGGCAAGTCGAAGCCGAAGCAGGGTCCGAGTGGCTATCAGCTTCCTTCTGCTGGAAAGCCTATTACTAAGCCCGCTACCCCTGGTAAGAAGGGCAAGCCTATTACGAAGCCGGCCAAGCCGAAGGACTGGAACGACAAGCTCGTTGACCGCCTGAACAGGTATCGGTAGCCAGTAACAATATGGGCTATTGGTATGAACAATGCCAAACCAGCCCATTCAACACACGGTGTTCCGGCCCACAGCTATCACGGTAAGCCGGTAGGCGGGCAGCGGCTGTCGCCCACAGCGACAAGCCGCCCCGCCCCATCGTACGCCCCGTTTGTGGGAAGAAACCGTTGCATCGCCAACGGCGACACCTGCGAAGGTTTCAAAGCTAAAAGCACTGACTACTGTGCAGGACACCTGCGCTCTAGAGGAGAACTGAATACATGAACCTGGACACCCTGCGTGCCCAGGTCCGCGAAATGGCAGACCTGGACGAATTTGACCTGCCCAACAGCGTCATTGACCAGTATGCCAAAGAAGA